AGACAAGGTCGAACTAGATGCAGAATATGACTACAATGATACTACCGGTAAAAGTTATCATGCAGAAGTAGGTTGGTTAAATAAAAAGTGGCATGACCCGTTCGACAAGTACGACGAACTCGACGAAGATTATTTAAACGATTTTGACGATAATGCTAAATGGGAACGCGAACAAAACGGAGAGTAAATGAGAGTATTAATTTTTGGATTACCAGGGAGTGGTAAAACATACTTAGCAGAACGACTAGTTGAATATTTGGGCGACAAAGTTGCCTGGTTCAACGCAGATAAAGTCAGAGAAGAAGCAAACGACTGGGACTTCTCTGAAGAAGGTAGATTAAGACAAAATCAGCGAATGATTGATTTATGTGTAAATGCTGAATTAGATGGCAAAATTGCTATAGCAGATTTTGTAGCACCTTTTGAAAGTGCTAGAAATAAATTCTTTGCTGACTATGAAATATTTGTAGACACAATAGAAGAAGGCAGATTTGAAGATACTAACAAAGTGTTTGAAAGACCAGTCGCAACAGATTACAATGTACACGAACAACGTGGTGATGTAGATGCTAAAATAATTGCGTATGAAATTGGACAAAGATTTATTTGGGATAACAAAGCACCTACTACACAGATGCTTGGTAGATTCCAACCTTGGCATCCTGGGCATCAAGCATTGTTTGATAGAGCATTAGCCAAACACGGACAAGTGTTTTTGATGGTTAGAGATATGCCAACAGATGAAAAGAATCCTTTTCCAGCATATGAAGTTATAGAAAACTTACAACAGAGTTTATGTAATTTTGCTGGTAAAGTTAAAATAGAGGTTGTACCTAACCTCCTAAACATAACGTATGGTAGAGATGTTGGATATAAAATTGAGCAAGAAGTTTTTGACGATGCTATACACGATATCAGTGCTACTAAAATACGTGAACAAATGAGAGAAGAAGGAAAATTATAATGGCAGACGACCACGGTATGGCAACAGCATATCACTTAATGAGAAAAATTACACAATGGCATCACGATAGAAATTTAATTGACGGTGCTACAGATAAAGATCAATTAGCAAAACTCATACAAGAAATGGGCGAACTAAGTGACAATATTTGTAAAGGCAAAGACGTTGCTGATGACATTGGTGATATGATTGTTGTATTAATTAATATAGCAGAAAGGAACGGACTCACTATAGAGGACTGTTTAGAACAAGCATGGAATGATATCAAAGACCGTAAAGGTAAAATGGTAGATGGTATCTTCGTTAAAGAAGGAGATTTATGAGTTACGAATTTACAAGCGAAAGTGTCTCTGAAGGACACCCAGACAAAATAGCAGATCAGATTTCAGATAGAATTGCTGATTATATTATAGCAGGCAACAGTAGCCATAGGGCGGCAGTTGAAACATTGGTTACAACAAACCTAGTTACTATAGCAGGCGAATATAAAAGTTCTGTACCAATTAACAAAGAGCACATTGACGAAATTGTTAGAGGTACAGTTAGAGAAATTGGTTATGAACAAGAAGGGTTTCATTGGGAAAGTTTAAAAATATACAATGAACTACATGGTCAGAGTCCTGACATAGCATTAGGTACGGATGACTTTGGAGCAGGCGACCAAGGACTTATGTTTGGATATGCTTGTAAAGAAACACCAACATATATGCCAAGTGCTATTTACTATAGTCATAAAATTCTACAATACTTAGCAAGTGAAAGACGTATATCTTACTCATGGTTAGGACCTGATAGCAAAGCACAGGTTACAATGGAATACGATAGTGTTAATAATCCTGTAAGAGTTAGTAGAGTTGTATGTAGCAGTCAGCACACAGAAGAATTCAGTTTAAGTGCTGTACAAGACGGTATTAAAGAATTAGTAATAAAAGCATTAGAAGAAGCAAATGCTCCTATTGACGATGACACTGAATACTTAATTAATCCAACAGGTAAATTTGTAATAGGAGGACCAGATGGAGATACAGGACTTACTGGACGAAAAATTATTGTTGATACTTATGGTGGGTATGCTCCACATGGTGGCGGTGCTTTTTCAGGTAAAGACTGCACTAAAGTCGACAGATCAGCGGCATATATGGCTAGATATTTGGCAAAGAACATTGTAGCATCAGGCCAAGCAGATAACTGTACAGTACAACTAAGTTATGCTATTGGTGTCAAAGAGCCAACTAGTGTATATGTATATGCTGACGGTGAAGTTAGAGCCGACTTAGCAGATATACTAAGAGACAGAGTCGACTTAACACCTTTAGGAATAATCACAAAGTTTGATTTATTTAACATTAAATTATCAGACACAACAAACTATGGACACTTTGGTAATACATCAATGCCATGGGAACAAATTGATTTGTTTTAATGAAAGAATTTTATCAAGATTTAAAGAATGCTATTAGAACAGTTCCTGATTTTCCTATACCCGGAATACAATTTAGAGACATAACAAGCCTTACAGAAAACCCATTGGCATTTAATAAGGCATTAGTAGATTTAACTAATTTGTCTTTTAAAGCCACAAAGATTATAGGTATCGAAAGTAGAGGATTTGTATTCGGAGCACCTTTGGCTAGAGACATGGATGTTCCTTTTATTATGGCTCGAAAGCCAGGCAAGTTACCTAATGAGACTTACAAAAAAGATTTTGATCTAGAGTACGGTAGTACTAGTTTAGAAATACAAAAAAATACAGACATAGTTCCAGAAGACGTTGTTGTAATAATTGATGATTTAATTGCTACTGGAGGCACGGCGATTGCCTGTGCTGACTTAGTACACGAAAACTTTAATGTGCCAAAAGAAAATATTACAGTATTGGCAATAATTGACTTGACAGACTTAGGCGGATTTGCTAAAATAGTTGCTCAAGGGTATAACGCAGGTGCTCTTATTGAATATGAAGGAGAATAATGGCACAACCACAACAACAGCAAAAGCCAGTAGATAAAAAACTGGAAGAACTTAAAAAGAAACAAGCACAGGATAGGCGCAATGGCTAAAAAGCCACTACTACAAATTAAAGATATCATGGCGGCTGTAGATCGCAAGGACTATGGTTACTATGAGCGTCTAACAGACGAACAACGTAAAAGTTTAAACTTGTGGATGACGCAAAGATATGCTAGTAGTGTTCAAGGAAAGTTTGCTGGACATTATCTTGTAATGATTAATGAGTTTATGAATACACATTGGAGTGACGTAAGTAAACACCCAGAATTACAATGGAAACTGATGTGTTTAGCAGGAACTGGTAAACCTCAATTCCATCCGTTTGTTAAAGTACCAAAAGCAAAACGTAAAAAAGATAGAGTTGAAGAAATAATTAGAGAGTTATTTCCGTTACTAAAAAATGACGAAATTGAATTATTTTTAAAGATGAACTCTAAAGAAGAATTAAAAGTATTAGCAATGGAAAGCGGGGTCGATGACAAAACATTAGATGAGGCTTTTAAATGAGTTTTGCTTGTAAGTATTGTGGAAGAGAATTTACATCTGAAAGAACAATAAATGTCCACATGTGTTCTCAAAAAAGAAGATTTGTAGATAAAGATTTAACACATGTAAGATTAGCATTTAGAACATATCAAAAGTTTTATGAAATGAATATGCAGAATGCCAAAACAAAAACATATGATGATTTTGCTTCTAGCAAATACTATGCTGGTTTTGTTAAATTTGGTAGAAAAATGGTCAACGAAGAATTGTTAGAACCAGAAAATTACGCAGAACATTTGATTAGAGAAAGTATAAAATTATCGGACTGGACAAAAGACGCAGTATACGATCAATATTTAAAAGACTTAATTAAAAAGGAGCCAGCACAACGTGGAATAGAAAGAACAATAAAATGTATGGAAAGTTGGGCACAAGAAAAAGATAAATCTTGGAATAATTATTTTAGAGAAGTATCTCCTAACTTAGCAATACATCATATAAGAGGCGGTAAAATTTCGCCATGGCTCATATTCTTAAGCGAAAGCGGACAAGACTTATGGGCAAACTTAAACGAAGAACAAATAAAATTAATTAAGGATATAGCGGACCCAATGTTTTGGAGACGTATATTTTTAAAAAATCAAGAAGAAGTAAAACTAGTACAAGACATTGCGGAGGCATCAAGTCTATGAAAATTAAATTAATTAGTCACAGTCAGGCACCAATGGAAGACGCTCTTCATAAGCATTCTGCTTTGGATCTGATCGCCTATTGTGCCCGGGTAAGTAACCCTACTAATCAAAATAATACAGAAACAAATGAGAAACTTGTGAAGTATTTGATGAAACACAAACACTGGTCGCCATTAGAAATGGTATCAGCATGTTTGGAAATAGAAACAACCAGAGACATTGCTAGGCAACTATTACGACATAGAAGTTTTAGTTTCCAAGAGTTCAGTCAACGTTATGCTGACCCAACAGTAGATTTGGATTTTGAACTTAGAGACGCAAGACTACAAGATCCTAAAAATAGGCAGAATAGTATTGTAAGTGATGATCCTGAACTACAAGCACAATGGGAAGAGAAGCAGAAACAAGTTATAGAGGCGTCCTTAGACGCATATAACTTCGCTGTAAGCAACGGTATTGCCAAAGAGCAGGCCAGAGCAGTACTACCCGAAGGAAACACGTTAAGCAGGCTCTACGTTAACGGTACGTTGCGTAGTTGGATTCACTACATTGAATTACGTGGTGCTAATGGTACACAATTAGAGCATATGGAAATTGCTCATGCTGTAGCAGATGTTATTTCTAAAATATTTCCATTAGCAGAAGAGTTTAAAGGTAAAGAAATATGAACAAACGACAAGAAATGCTAGTAATAACAATGGAAGAATGTGCTGAACTTAGTCAGGCATGTAGTAAACTAATTCGTTTTGAAGATGATCGCAGTGAACAAGACGTTGCGAACTTACAAGATGAGATAGGTGATGTAATGTGTATGATTGATATTATGAAACATAGCGGTCTTGTCAGCGAAGAGCAAATTGAAGAACGTAAGAAAGTTAAAAAAGAAAAACTAATGAAGTGGAGTTTATTGTTCAGTGAAGATTGATTTTGATGTAGACATTGATATGGAAAACAGAGATAACCTTTTATCTGTGTTAAGGCATATTGGTGGCAGTATCAAACGTCCAGGTGGCATGGAAAAACACAACACAGGCGTTTATATACAGCCTATACCCCATGATCCGCTTACTGGGTTGAGCAACATAGATCACAAAGAAGCAGAAGGTATTGGTTACTTTAAATTAGACGTTCTTAATAATAGTGTGTACAAAGGCATTAAAACAGAAGGTGAACTAGATGACCTTTGTACCATGGAACCGATGTGGAATCTATTTGGACATAAAGAAATAGTAGAACAACTATTTCATATTAATAATCATTATGATATTGTGTCGCAACATCTACCAACAAATATAGAACAACTTGCTATGATATTAGCAATGATAAGACCTGGTAAAAGGCATCTAGTAGGTAAAAGTTGGGAAGAAATACAATCGCAGGTATGGGTGAAGCCTGATAATGATTCTTACTTCTTTAAAAAGTCACATGCGTATAGTTACGCAATGGCTATAATTGTACAATTAAATAAAATTGTTACTGATCTTTCTTAACTAACTGAATAGTTCGTCTTTTAATTCTTTTCTTAACTATTTTTTGAATGCTTGTAACTGGCCCAAATTGTATCTCAACATCCTTATTATTAAACGTCCGTAAGCATCTTCTAAAAAGTTGCATTTCTTGAAATAAAAATATATCGATTGGTATTTGTCTGTTTGATTCCCACCACCATGTTTCTGCCAATGAAACAAATTCCTTTTTCTCTTCTGGTGAGCCTAATTTATTATAGTCGTAAAAAGAAGTTACAGTATTGTCTTGATTCTGTACTATGCCAAAATAATCCTTTCCACCAGATGTTATCATAGTGAAGAATGGAAAATTTTCTTCTATCTCTTTTTGGTCCTGCATAGAATTTATTTATAAAGAAAATGATAAATATTAAGGAAGGAATGAGCATGTATGAGCAGTATAACACTATATTCTTACAGAATAAACGAAATAGACCTTGTAAAAAAGCAAGAAAACCTTTTTCTGGATAATAAAACTATGAACAAAAAAGAATTTGTAGCACACAAAGGAATGGATAATAAATTTTTTATTAACCTACGAAATCAAGATAGAAAATTACAAAACGTTTACAACACTGAAATAAAAGCAGACGTTATTAAGTATGCTAACAACGAAAGAGTTTTAACTAAGTATGCTAAACCATTATTAGAAAAAGGACAAGCAGAACTTTTATTGTCTGAAGCAGACTTAAATACATTAAGTCCGGGTCAGTATAAGATTTCATTTAAGTTTTTAGAAGAAGACGGCACAACAACACCAGTGTTTTCAGATTATAATGGTGGTGTACTATGTACGTTAATGATAAAAGAAGATGCTAATCCTTCACCAGTAGCAACTCAAGTTGCTAATGTTTGGAATCAAACTAAAAATACCAATAGTGGCGATGCCGCAAATGTATTCACAAGCGGTTCTTTTACTGGTAATAAAACATACAATTTCAACAATGCTAATCACACTATTGGCATATACACAACTAGTTTCACTGGTAATGTGTATGTAGAAGGCAGTCTAGGACTTGAAGCACCTTCAAGTGATGATTCTAATTGGGCCAGTATAGCAATAGTAAATAACTTAGATAGAATACCTTTAGCAAATGTATCTGGTCCTACTTATTATAATTTTACTGGAAATTTTAACTATTTAAGATTCAAGTATTCACCAAGTTCAGCAAATTCAGGATCATTCGATAAAATTCTTCTAAGAAATTAAATACAAGTATGCACATTTTAAACGATGGCAAACATGCCTTTGTATTTCCGCCTCGGTGCGGCACTAGATGGATCGCTTCGGAACTATACGAACGCGGCATGTTAAATACTAAAGGTCCACATCACGATTTTAGATTTGAAGAAGCAGACGTAAAAATTTTTATGTTTGTGCGAGATCCGTTTACACGAGAAAGAAGCATACATAGATGGCTTGCTGAAACAAAGAAGATAGAATTAGATACTTTTACATTTGAAGATTATATAGATAGCGAATGGTTTGAATTAGAACCAAGTTGGTATTCAAGGTATGGAGATTTAAACAACTTAGTACAGCACATCGACATAGCAGATATTAATATATTTTTCAAAGAAACGTTTGATATCGAATTACCACAATATGATAACTTGTATCATATGGTTGACGATAATCGCAATGACAGTGATATCTTTAGCAATCCACATATAGTAGAAAAAATCCTACAAAAATACCACGAAGATTTAAAACATATAAAATTTGACTTGACAAAGTACATCTAATCACGTATAATAAGAGCAATGGAGCACTCTGACGCAATACAACAGGTACACGAGTTACTAACATCTCATATACCGCATAAGCATAAAAAGACACCTGCTGGTTGGGTAACTTTTAGTTGCCCTATGTGTAACGATAGAAGAGGTAGAGCAGGTGTAATTGCCACTGGTCCTAAGATTGCGTATAACTGTTTTAACTGTGGCTTCTCTACAGGATGGAGTCCTAGCAAAAAGATTGGTAAAAAGTATAAGGACTTAGTTGTAAAGTTAGGCGCAACTAATGAAAGTGTAAAGAAACTTGTACTAGAACTTATGAAGATCGAAGAATTTGATAACGAAATCGACGATATTGTAATAAACTATGAAAAATTTAAACCAGTAGAATTACCAAATGCTATTAGCCTAAACGATGTTCCTAAATTACCATATAACAAAGCACACAATGACATATTAGAATATGCTTACAGCAGAGGTTTATTAAAAACACAATATGATTTCTTTGTATGCGATGATTTGATGATGAAAAATAGATTGATAATACCATTCTATTACAATCAAGAAATGGTAGGCTATGTAGGTAGGCATATAAATCCACCTACAAAAGAAACACCTAAGTATATAAACAATAGTCAAAGCGGATATGTGTTTAACATAGACAAATACATTTACTCAGATAGAAAAATTGTTGTTGTAACAGAAGGTGTAATCGATGCTATACTTATAGATGGCATAAGTGTACTAGGTAATAGCATGAATGAAAGACAGATACAACAGATAAATTCATTAAATAAACGGGTAATACTTTGTCCTGACAGAGATGCTCCAGGTAAAGAATTGATAAGGCAGGCCGCTGACCTAGGGTGGGAAGTAAGTTTTCCACCTTGGCACACTGATTGTAAGGATGTCGGCGATGCGGTTACCAAGTATGGCAGACTTTTAACCTTATCAAGCATAATTAAACATACAGTATCGAATGAAATTAAAATTAAAGTACAGAGCAAAATGCTATGAGTGAAATTAAAGACTACGGAGAAGATATACAAGAATTGTTTCTAAGATTCTTAGTTACTGATCCTGATGTATTTGTAAGGGTAAACAGCATTGTTGAGCCTTACATGTTTAATAGAAAATATAGAGAAGCAGTAGAGTTCTTAAAAGATCATGCTGGTAAGTATGCTAGTATTCCTACACTCGAGCAGTTAGAAGCAGTTAATGGTATAAAACTTAAACCAGTTGAAGACGTCCATGAAAGCCATATGAATTGGTTTATGGATGAATTTGAAACTTTTTGTAGACACAAAGCATTAGAAAAAGCAATACTGGACAGCACAGACTTATTAGAGCAACATGACTATGGTAGTGTAGAAGCACTTATCAAAGAAGCAAGTGGTGTTGGCTTAGTTAGTGATTTTGGTTTAGATTATTATGAAAATCCCAAAGAAAGACTACAATGGATTAAAGATCAAGCAGGAGCAATAAGCACAGGCTGGAAAAACTTTGATCAAAAATTGTATGGCGGACTTAACAGAGGCGAACTTACAGTATTTGCTGGTGGTTCAGGAGCAGGTAAGAGTTTGTTTTTACAAAACTTAGGTGTAAACTGGAGTCAAGCAGGACTTAATACAGTATATTTAAGTTTAGAGTTAAGTGAACAACTGTCAAGTATGCGTATTGATGCTATGGTTAGTGAGTATGCCACCAGAGATGTTATGAAAAACATGGATGATGTGGACTTAAAAGTGCGAATGAAGGGCAAAGGTGCTGGTAAATTCCGCATAAAACAGATGAGTAATGGTGTAAATGCTAACGATATTAGGTCGTTTATTAGAGAATATGAAATACAAACAGGCATCAAAGTAGACGCATTGTTAGTAGATTACTTGGATTTGATGATGCCAATTAGTGGAAAAGTATCACCAAGTGACTTGTTTATTAAAGACAAGTATGTATCTGAAGAATTGCGTAACTTAGCAGTAGAATTAAACATACTGTTAGTAACAGCATCGCAGTTAAACAGAGGTGCTGTAGAAGAAATAGAATTTGACCATAGTCATATTGCTGGTGGTATTAGTAAAATACAAACAGCAGACAATGTTGTAGGTATATTTACAAGTAATGCTATGCGAGAACGCGGTAGATATCAGATACAGTTTATGAAAACAAGGTCTAGTAGTGGTGTTGGCAGTAAGGTAGACTTAAAGTTTAATCCAGAAACATTGCGTATTGAAGATTTAGACGATGAAGAAGAGTCATACGACACAATGCAGACACAAACACTGGTTGCTGGACTACAACGTTCATCTGCAATTAGAACAGAAGAGGCAGAAGAAGATACACAAAGTATCGATAATACCAAACTTCAAGGTTTGGCACTTAGAGACTTACTCAAGAAAAAGTGATTATTTGATAAATATGCTTAAAGCAGGAATGAGATTATGTCAATAACAAAAAAATCGATACTAGATGAACTTAATTCAGTTGTCTCTGAAAGAAACAAATTAGATGTTGTAGCAACACGTGGTAATCATATTATCAAAAGTGCTATAAACTTAATTCAACTTATAGAAGAAAATTTTGACGACTCTCAGGCTTTGGATTTACAACGCAGATTAGTAAATTCTATCAAAGGTAGAAAGCCAGAACGTTTTGCTAAAGGCGTTCAAATAGTAAAAGAGTCAAAAAATGAAGATATTTGAAGTAACAAGTTTACAAGAAGCGGCTCCACCGCCATTTATTTCACAAGAAATGATAAAAGGCACTGGCGAATATAAAGGCCAAGGCAAACTTCCTGTTACAGCAGTAAAAGTTGTTGGCACAGATGCCGAAGATCTCGAATTGGATGGTGCTCCTATAAAAGGAAAACTTTTTGTAATAGGAGATTGGCAGAACTGGGACCAACAAAAACAAGCAAGTCATTTTTACATAAAACTTCCAAGTGGTATGCTACAAAGAGTCGATGATAAAAAATTCTCTACAAGTGTAGTTAGTGCGATGGACGTCGCTAATCAACCACCTGGTTTTAAAGATCGAGTAAAAGGCAAAGTATCAAGTTTCCTTGATCCCAATGACCCTGAACGTGCTGGGTACAATGTACTGCAAAAGCCTGGTGCTTTAACTGGTAAAACAGCAACAACAGTAACAAGAGGCCTAGCAGGAATAGACAATCTCGGACGTAAAGTTGTTGACTACTTTAGATCAAAAGGAGATTCAGGAGGCACGCCGCCCAAGGATACTAAAAATACTGGGCCTGGTTACAGGACCACAGACTATCATAATTATAGTGACGGCGAACAACCTACAGGACCTAGATCGGGTGGTAGGCAAAAAGGCGGAAAGAGCCAAACTGATAGTGCTAAACGACAACGCGAGTTAAGAAGGATTAAACAATTACAGTCAGGGGATATTGTCACGTACACATACGGTGATAACAAAACTGGAGAAGGAGAGTTAAGGGGATATAATCCACAAAATAAGAAAGAGTTTGTATTAAAAATGGTCGACCCATTTAATCCTAATGCTCCAAAAGATCCTATGGGGAACCCATTAGTATCAGTTCCGACAAATCTAGTCTTTAAGAAACAAGGCTCCAAATTTGATCCCGTAAAAGGCTGGCAGAAAAGAGGAGATCGAGAGGATCAAACTCCTCGAAACCAAAAATGAGAGCAGTAGATCTAACAAGACAGTATATTAAAGAATGTGTCATTCATCACCGACTTGATGAAGCAAAGAATACACATCTAGAACATCTAGAAGATTTAATTTTTAATGATGGACTTCCGGGCGGTAAAGCCGCTATTAAACATTTAGTAGGCTTTTATGAAATGCTCAAAGGGAATGCCAAAAGTAAATTTAACCTAACAACAAAATGGGACGGTGCTCCGGCTATATTTGCTGGTATTGATCCTGCTGATGGTAAATTTTTTGTAGGTACAAAAGGTGTATTCAACAGAAACCCTAAATTAAATAAAAGTTTAGCAGACATCAAATCAAACCATCCAGACAAAGTTGTAAAAGGCGAAACAAAAAGTGCTGAAGGACTTAGAAAAAAACTAGCAACAGCATTTACTAATTTACAAAAATTAAATTTTACAGGTGTTGTACAAGGTGACATGTTGTTTTCCAAAGATGATATAGAAACAGCAAACATTAAAGGTGAAGAATACATTGTGTTCAAACCAAACACTATTATATATGCTGTACCTAAGAACAGCGACTTAGCAAAAGAAATATTATCATCAAATATGGGTATAGTGTTCCACACAGAGTATGTAGGTGGCCCGACACTATCAGATATGAATGCTAAATTTGGTTATGATGCTAGTGCCTTAGGCGACGGTAGTAATGCCGGAGTATGGTACAGAGATGCTATAATTAAAGATTACTCCGGGCAAGTAACAATGACAGCAGAGGAATCAGATTCTCTTAAGTCAGCAATAGAAGATGCTAATAAAAATTTATCTAAAATGGGTAATTTAGAATTTTTAAAGAATAACGAGTTTGGTCAAAACTTAAGAGATAGAATCAAAGCAAGTGTAAACAAAATTATCAGAGACCAAGGCGAGTTTGAAAAGGATCCTAAAACATTTGCTACAGCATTTATGAATGATTATAAAACAGCAATGAAAAAAGCAATCGAGGCAGTAAAAACAGATAAGACCAAAGTTGCTAAAACAAAAATGATGCTTGATGGCATTAAATTTTTAGAAGACAACACTAATGAAATTGTAAGTGCGTATATTGTTTACTTAGATCTAATTAGAGCAAAAGAAATGATTGTTAAAAAATTAGCAAATATAAGACAAATAGATACATTTGTACAAAACGCACAAGGTGACTATGATGTTACCGGCGAAGAAGGCTTTGTTGCTGTTGATCATATTGGAAACGCAATTAAATTAGTTGACAGATTAGACTTTAGTGTTAAAAACTTTGGCACAGGGAGACCAGGAGCATAATGGAATTACAATTACTTGATGAATTAAATGAAAGTCGATTGTACAGAGCCACTAACGGTTTCAAAGCATACAATCAAGATGACATAACAGAATTACTTTTTGTTTTTGTTTTAATTAATACTATGTTTGTACAAGACGCAAGTACAGTTAAGTTTGGTAAAAAGTATGCTAGTAAAAGTACTACATACGGAAAATTTATTGCTAACAGAGTAACATCAACAGACTTATATCAAATGGCTTACTTTGTGAATAAAAGATATGACAGTATGCCTAAAGGAGCAAAAAAGAAAACAATTAAGTTTGACGAAAGACGATTATGGCAATACTTACAGAATATTAGCAAAGGCAATAAGCCTAATGTAACATATCTTTTGAGATTACAATATCAATTAGGTATAACTAGCACGGCACTATTAGCAGTAAGAAGACTAATTAGCGACTGGAATAGATTAAAGTATAGACAAAAGCAATTAGCAGTTACACGTTTGTTACACACCATGAGAGCAAAAGCAGTTAGAAGTGAATTATATAAACCATTAAATGATCTTGCTAGAGAAAGAAGATACGCATTACCAGGTGTAAGTAATAAAGAATTAGATATAGCAACAAATCAAAGCACACTTAAACGTTTAGCAGTAGCAGGCGCAACAGCCTATGCGGCACACGAATTAGGTCCTAAAATCACAAGAGGCAGGCTAGGTCCAAAAGCATCAGCCGGCTTGGCAGGCATTGGTGCCTACTGGGCAAGTAAGAAAAAGTTATAAATAGTATTATGAAGATTTTCGAAGTAACACAATCATTAGAAAGCGATCAATTCCAAAAAATAAAAAACCTGCAGGATATTTCAAGAGCAGGACTTGACTGGGATGCAAAAGATATTGGCAGAGCGTCGTTCTCTGGAATAGACCAGGTAGATGTTAAAGGTAGAGAAAGACAACAAAAAGCATCCGACGAACTAACAGATAAAGAAAGAGAAATAGATCAGAAGATTGCTAAACTAGATAAAAGATCTAAAAAAGGTTTAGACAAAGAAAGACGAGATAGAGAACGTAGTGAAAAAGCGTCGAGAAGAGCCCGGGAGAAAGAGGTTGCGGACCGAAAGGCCGCTCGAGATGATCAGGAATTTAACAAAAGAGTTAATAAAACATCAGCAGATCGCAGAAATCTTAAAAGAGGTTCAGATGGTAGAATACTTAAAGACCCTAGATACTACGGCAAGAATGATTCTCGAGGCAAAGAGCGAGGAGCCATTGGTAAAGCAGTTGACAGAGTTATAACAGACCCGGCTTATGCTGTAAGCAAGTATTATAAGGACACAGTTGACAACGTCAAAGACTTCCTTAACACCAGAATTTAACAAAAAATACCCAATATTTTA